TGTCTAATAATACAATGTGTATTTGGGTAGAAAGACATAAACATTTTTCAAAGAAGAATAAGAAGGATATATTTGTATATGGAGCATCTGTTTTAAATGTGTTTTCTGGAGAACTTTACATGATAGAGAATGAATTACCTTATGAAATGATGATAACTACATTTGACGAGCTAGAAAGGTTTACTGCGACCTATAATCCGAATGAAGTGATTTTTATTTACGATCATTCGGATGAAGATATTTCAAAAAATATATCTAAAATAGTTCAATATTCAGGAATAATCACGGATAATGTACATTTTATAAGTACGAACGATAAAAACGTGGAAAAATGCAAGACACAAGTATATGCAAAAGAGATTATAACGAGTGTATATGATATAAATTTGTATGAATCGTGTAGTGAATTTACACAATATGTGTTGGCCACGCAAAGTATGTGTTATTTAATTGATTTTATACAAAGACACAATGCGCGGTTGATAGAAAAAATCAAACCTCCACAGTTTAATAATATATCTACAAATATAATTTTGGCAAATCATACATTAACCCAATTGAATATTTTGTATAATGGACAACATAAAACGAATACAAAGTTGTCTAGTGTATTATCTTTTTTAAATAGTTGCAAAACGTCTATCGGTAGACGATTATTTGAATATTATTTAACACATCCGTCAAATGATATAGAGTGGTTGAATAATGAGTATCAAGTGATGGATGCAGTTGTGAAGGAGAAGAATAATGGAATAGAAGATATACGTAAAATACTCGGAAATGTACGAGATACAGAGAAAATGTTCAGACAATTGGTAATGGGTATTATGAGTCCACATATGATATATTTGTTTTATGAAAGTATTGTGTATTTTAAAGAAGTAATAATAAAAATAAAAAATAAAAAAGTGTTTTCTTATTTAGGTGTAGAGAACTTTACAAAGAAAAATAACAAAATATTGAATTTATTGGATGGTTTATTAAAGTTTGTAAATACGAACTTGGAAATAGATCGGTGTAAAAATATTAACTCGCTTACTAGTTTCTCTGAATCAATCATTCAACGAGGATTGGATTCGGATTTGGATTCTATCTGTGACACGTTAGCACAATATAATGAGAACTTGTACAACATAAAGGATTTTTTTAATAAAGAATTGTTGTCTAATGAGAACTCGGAATCGTTTGTGAAATTACATGAAACAGATAAAAAAGGAATGTCGTTGCGAACTACAAAGACACGGGCAGAGCGGATAAAGGCACAATTACGTGTATATAGCAAAGAATGTATAGAACAGCTGAATGGTTTAGATCCGACGAAAATAGAATTTATAAAAGTAACAGCGAATGAAATAGAAATTAGAGAACCTGTATTAACAAATACATGTAGATCTATAGAACGGTATACATTATTAAGAAACGAGAAAATAATTGAAACATACAAAGAAGTTTTAAAAAGGTTAGAAAGAGAACATTGCAAAGAAATAAATGAATTAGGCGTCTATATTGGTAAAGTGGATGTGTTATACAATAAAGTATATTTATCTAGAAAATATAATTATGTGAAACCGACTATAGATGAGAATGCAAGTAAGTCTTATTTTGACGCGAAATCCATTAGACATTGTTTAATAGAGCGAATCCAAGAAGATGAAATATATGTTACAAATGATGTATCGTTAGGTAAGGATGAACAAGATGGTATTTTATTGTACGGTACAAATGCAGTAGGTAAAACGAGCTTGATACGTTCAATAGGAGTAACATTAATAATGGCACAAAGTGGTATGTACGTACCATGTAGTGAATTTACATATAAACCCTATAATGCAATATTTTCACGCATTTTAGGTAATGACAATTTATTTAAAGGATTGTCTACGTTTGCCGTAGAAATGAGTGAATTGCGTACTATATTGAACTTGTGTGATGAGAATAGTTTGATTTTAGGAGACGAATTATGTTCGGGTACAGAAATAGATTCAGCATTAAGTATATTCGTGTCTGGATTAGATTATTTAAACACAAAAAGGAGTTCGTTTATTTTTGCTACACATTTTCATGAAGTAGTTGCATTTGATGAGATAAAAGAAATGCGAAATTTACATTTAAAACATTTGGAAGTAGTGTTTGATCATGAAAAAGATTGTCTAGTGTATGATCGTAAACTAAAAGAAGGGTCGGGACCAAGAACATACGGGTTGGAAGTATGTAAATCACTTTATATGAAAAATGAATTTATAGAAAAAGCGTTTCAATTAAGAAATAAATATTTTCCAGATAATAAAAGTATATTGGAGAACACTACAACCAAATATAATACCGCAAAGGTAAAGGGGAAGTGTGAAATATGTAAAAAAGTAATGGGAACTGAAATACATCATCTACAAGAACAACAAGCAGCTGATGAGAACGGGTTTATAACACATTTTCATAAAAACCATAAAGCAAATATCGTATCTATATGTAAAAAATGTCACGATGATATAACATACAAAAGAGTGGATGGGCCAAAAGAGAAAAAACGCACAAGTGCTGGATTAAAATTACTATAATAAATAAATTAAATATAACTTGTATTTATATTTAATGTCAGAAAAATCGGTATTGCGTACAGTATCTGTTGGATTAAGATTTCCATTTTCAACTAGTATAGATGATAAGGTAGGGGTTTTTGTATTATCTTATAACTGTGCGATACATAGTGGTTATTTGAAACATTTATTGGAAAATGAAGAAATAGTATCTTATAGAGAAATAGAAATACCCAGACAATTTTATGAGGGATTACGATATGTGGATATAGAAGAGTTTATGCGTTTGTGGAGAGGAGAGCCACCTTCCTGTTTATTATTAAACGGTAGATATTGTTGGAGATTGGTAGCTAAATTGTGTCAAGCGTTAGTATTATCAGATGATTTAGATTTTGCGAATAAATTGGAAAATATGTTTCCACCCTATACGGAAAAAGAACCCTCTGTACTTGAAACAGTAAATTTACAAATATGAGTTAAGAACAAATCGTATATTAGTGTATAGTATGTCTACCCCTAAACATTGTTCGGAAGGATTTTCAGAAAAAATTGATTTCAAACAATACCAAAATATAACAATAACTAAAATGGAGGCAAAAACAGGGGAATTGAGAAATAATGATATTTTTGAAAAGATGAGTTTAAAGGAATTGATTTGTTATTGCAAGGAACATAGAATAACACGATATTCAAAAAAGAATAAGAGCGAATTGATTTCTCATATTAAAAATGAAACGAATAGTGTTGAAAAGCATGAAAATACAATAAAACAAAAACCTATGATATGTGCAGATAAAGGGGGTATCTATACACGGGAATATATAACGAAAGAAAAGGTATGTCTTGTACATGGTGATTGTTTGGATGTTATGGTAAATATAGAGACGAATTCAGTTGATTTAATATTATGTGATTTACCGTATGGTGTCACTAAAAATAACTGGGATGTTGTAATTCCATTTGACAAATTATGGGAACAATATGATAGAATTATAAAGGAGAACGGTGCAGTAATATTATTTGGTAGTCAACCATTTACAACGATGTTAATATCAAGCAATATGAAATATTTTAGATATTGCTTGGTATGGGAAAAGAATAAGTTCAGTGATTTCTTGAATGCAAAAAGGAAACCGATGAAAACGAATGAAGACATTTGTATCTTTTATAAAAAACAACCCACTTATAATATTCAATACTGGTACAGTACTCCTTATGAACGATGGAATACACAGAAAGCAGTAGATAAACAAAGTAATTATGGAAGTCATAAGGAGAATGTTGCAAAAAGTGATGGAAAACGACTTCCGACGACTGTATTAAAGTTTAATCGGGTAGAAAGACCAACGCATCCTACGCAGAAACCAGTTGAATTACTTGAATGGTTAATAAAATCATATACAAATGAAGGTGAAACAGTTTTAGATAATTGTATGGGTGTAGGTAGTACCGGGATTGCATCAAAAAAAAATAATCGGAATTTTATTGGTATTGAGTTAGATGAGACATACTATAATAAGGCGGTTGAATTTATTCAGAATCAGGAATTAGAGAGTGTATAAATTCAATATCTTTAAGAATTAGATCATCATCGGCATTAGCAGAATAGCAATTATATGCATCTGTTGAAAACCATTTTTTCTTGGGAAGTCTATCACAATTTACTAGCGTAGTATATATTAATTTATTTTGTATTTCTTTGCTAATTTCAGGTTTTCTTGTTTCCATATCTTCTAATAATTTTTCGTTAAATTTTGTATATCGTGTAAAACTATGAATGATTAATACAGGAATATTTTTTTCTTTTTTTTGATATGCATTTACGGTTTTACAGAATCCAGTTAGAGCTCGTTCCATAAAGCATGAATCTAAATAGTGACCTTTATCTTCTTCAAGTGCTACTAATTTCCCTTGATAGGTAATAGACCAGTCAACATCAAACAATGCGTCATGTTTATCTTTTGATACCTCAAATCCGAAATGGTTCCATATACGCTTGCGATGGTTTTCAAATGCCAATCCTACAATGTCTTTTAATGCTTTCCCAGTTTCATGTTGATGTTTAATTTCAATTTCAGCTTCTTGTAGACTTTGTTTATATAATTGAATGTTGCTTGTTGTATCCATTACGACGATACTATATAATTTAAATAGGTTTCAAATCAATTTTTCATTAATACATTTAACGTGTAAATGTAGCCATAGGTTGTTCATATCTGTAGCCTAGAAAGTTAGTTGTAGTTGGTGTATTTGTAGATCGTTGATTAGATGGGTTTGTTCGTGAACTGAGTGCGATCTGGTCACTATAACTGGGGACGTAGGATTGATTGCCATATCTAAAATAATTAGGTTCGTTATAAAGAGGATATGTTTGATTTTCAGCAACTTCAACGGCAATATAGTTTTGATTGTCGTTTTGACCAGTAATGTCTCTACTACCAGCAGAATCATATACAAAGATCGTCTTATAACCCAGTCCGTAACCATAACTTTCTTCTAAATCCTCTGCAGATTCGTGATATTCTACATTATAGTTATCTGGTTCATAAACGCGTGCGTCGTCATCCTCCGTATTTTCATCTTCTCCATCTGCTTCTCTAAAGATTCTACTTATCATTTGTTTTTCTGTTTCGTTATTAGATTGATTATTATCAAGTCCATCAACTTCGCTATTTACATATGTTTCAATAGTTTGGTATTTAGCAAAGGTGATCATTTGAATTATAAATATCACAATAATGATGAAAAATATTGTAAGTAATATTTGATACATTTATCTATATATATAAAATTGATAATATAAAAAAATAATTATACTATATAAAAAATGATAATTCCTGTTAAATGTTTTACGTGTGGAAATGTATTGGCGGACAAATACCGCTATTATCAGAGTGAAGTAAGAAGAATAAAGTTATTACAAGGTGTAAATGTAGATAAGGTTGTATATTTAACGAAAGATAATACAGAAAAAACGATTGAGGGACAAGTATTAGATAGTTTAGGATTGAATCATGTATGTTGCAGAAGACATATGCTAACTCATGTGGATATATTATAAAATGTATATAATTTATATATGAATTACAATAATACAAAAAAGACGGGATGTTCATGTAAATCAAGTTTTTTTAATGGAGGAAATAAAAAGGTAAATAGAACAAGGAAAAAGAATCATATAATAAAAGGCGTAGCTGTTTTTGGAGAGAATGAGAATAACGTCAAAGGGGTTATTCATTTAGAAGAAAAGAAGAATGGTTTGGAAATAAGATACGAGATAAATGGGTTAAGTGACGGATTACATGGATTTCATATTCATGAATATGGGGATTTAACGGAAGGTTGTCATAGTGCATGTAGTCATTTTAATCCGTTGCACAAGAAACACGGAGGACCTGATTCAGATAATAGACACGAAGGGGATTTAGGTAATGTATTGTCAAAGAATAATTTGGCGATTGGAAAGGTATTTGCAAAAGGGCTATGTCTAAAAGCAACTAGTAAGATGTCTGTATTGGGTAGAATGATAATTGTTCACGAAAAAGAAGATGATTTAGGTAAAGGGGGTGACGAAGAGTCGTTGAAAACGGGCAATGCGGGTAGTAGATTGGCATGTGGAGTAATCGGATTGAAAAAATAGACGTATTATTTATGAAAAACAGGCTATTTTTGTTGCCAGATGACATGATAAATGTTATTTTTGAATATCATAATCCATATAAGGAATGTTATATACGCGTTTTAAAAAATTATAAGTGGATAATAGGGTGGTATTTCTTTTTAAATTTCGTAATAGGATTAGAAACTCCATTGTATAAGTGGATATTACTCGTAAATAAAAAATTAAAAAAATAAAAATTTGTATATAAAATGTATAAAGTGATGTTTGAATCTATGAAAAGTACGTATACAAGTGTTTGCAATCCTGCAAAATTTTACTTGGTACTTTCAATTTTTGCTTTTATAATAGGTTTTTTACAAAATATCGGAAATGATAGAGTGTATTGTTTAGGGTCTCTTGGTTGTAGTCCATCAAATTCAATTTATATTTATGTATTTCAAATAATTTATATTGCTTTTTGGACATGGGTGTTGAATATAATATGTAAAGGCGGTGCCCCTATATTCTCGTGGATTTTAGTACTCATCCCATTTGTATTATACTTTATTTTAATCGCGTTATCATTATTTAGTTAAGAGTTTACACCCTTGAAGAATTATAATGGGACAAAAAGTTTTATTATAATCTTATCGTATAGATATGAAATATACTAACTTTATAAAAAATTCTAGTCATTATGGAGATATTTTAGCGATTCCGTTCTTCGCTTTATTGGTGATTTATTTTTATAATATTGAACACAAATCCATAATAGAGTACGTATTATTATGTTTTTCTATAAGTGGATTTATATTAGATATTTTATATACGTATATATTTTTGTCCCATTATAAATCTTTAAGGGTATAAATACTAATAAATATACTTAT